ATTGATTCCCAATCAGGTATTGTGTCCCACTCAACACCTGTCAATTGTCTAGCACAATCAAATGATATTTGATCTCTATTTGATCCTATAAGTGAGTATTTCCACCACAAATCATGAAACTCAAACATCTCATCAGATATTGATCTCCATATACAAGTAAGAACTGGAGAGCAATAACTTGTGAAGTCGTAGTCTACTTTTACCAAGGCATCTATAAGTTCTAACAACTCTTCCTTAGTGTTATAGTTAGTTGCAAAACACTCCATTACCTCATTATGAAAAGTAAATCTATGTGGATGTAACATGTGTGTTAGAGAACCCCATCCTCCCATGCCAGAATAAGGATTCCTATTTAATATTTCTTTGCACTGATCAACCCACTCCTTAGTATGCACATAACATCCATCTAACCATACTGTTTTAGATCCAACGGGGAATAATTTATGTGGACATAATTTTGCGAAAGCAGATAGTCTTCTTGGACATGCACCTGCTTCCTCTAAAACATGTGATGGTATCTCTCTGAACTCCCAAGGTCCTTTCTTGTTTACTTTACCATCTGTGAAACAAACATATTTTACATCTGGATCGTAGTAATTCTCATCAGGAAACTCATCATACCAATTTGTAATTGATGTGTATATAATAATTTGGTTTCGTGATTCATCATCCCATGCAATAGCATAACTATATTTTCCTGCATGACCAAAAAAATAATCACCAGTTACATTGTCAGTTCCAGATCTATAATACTTATCCCAATCATATAAACCTGTGAGTTCGGTAAGTAAATCTGCAAACTCAGTTGGAT